TCTGAATAACGGCTTCACCTTGAGGACGGTGTCATGACCTTTTCTGTTGGCGACAGGATTGTTGATTCAACCCGAACCGTAATAACAGGAGTCGCAAATGGGACTGCCTACACGCTAGGGGCATCCGAAGATGTTATCATCCTGTGTCACGCAGCGGCGGACAATAGTCAGCGTTTCGATCCTGGAGATCCAGTTGCCGTCTACTATCGCGAGAAAGTCACCACTGGAACCCCCAATTCCTTTGCCCTTCTCGCCACCGCGGCAACTGGTGGCCGACCCTACACCCATGCTAGCAACACTACTTTTCCTCACGACCTCACTGATGACAACGGAGTTACCGCCGCAGAGGCTAAAGTAACGAACGGAAGCGCTAAGTCATTCGTTGCGATTATGAGAGAGTATGCTGGTAGCAACTCGCTCAACTTCAGCAGCAGTGCCCGTGACGATTACACGGAAATGCAGGTGGCAATAAACTTCGACAGGTGTACTGCGGGAACCACTTGGCAGTTCCAGACCAGATGGACGCAGAAGAATAGCGTTATTGTCAGCCTAGACTCTGTTTCAGAAGTAACAATCCCTTCCTCGGCCACCACCTACTCTTCCACGGTTTCCGACACGGCCACCGCAAGTGACGCAGCCCTAGCCGAGCGGCCAGCAGTTACCAAGAGCGCAACTGCCGCTGACAGCGCAACCGCTTCGGACGCAGTTGCCGCCGAGCGGGCGGTCTTCATTTACGACAGGGCCGCCGCCGACAGCGCAACGGCCTCCGACGCAGCAGTGGCGGAACGCCCAGCCGCCACTAAAGAGGCCACCGCCTCAGATAGCGCCACCGCAAGTGACGCAGCCTTGGCCGAGCGGCCAGCGGTCACCAGGGAGGCCACCGCCGCTGACAGCGCAACGGCCTCCGACGCAGCGGTGGCCGAGCGGCCAGCAGCCACTAAAGAGGCCACCGCCTCAGATAGCGCCACCTCTTCAGACTCGGTAGTAGCCGAACGCCCTGCCGCAACCAAGGCGGCCACGGCTTCCGACACGGCCACCGCAAGTGACGCGGCCTTGGCGGAGCGCCCAGCAGTTACCAAGAGCGCAGCGGCTTCGGACAGCGCCACAGCCTCCGACGCAGTAGTGGCGAACAAGGACTCAACCAAGAGCGCCACAGCCAGCGACAGCGCCACTGCCTCAGACACGGCCCTGGCGGAGCGGCCAGCCGCCACAAAGGCGGCAACGGCTTCGGACAGCGCCACCGCCTCCGACGCAGTAGTAGCGGAGCGCGTAGCAGGCGGCACCGATGCAACAGCCAGCGACAGCGCCACCGCAAGCGACGCAGCCCTGGCGGAGCGGCCAGCAGTTACCAAGGCGGCAACGGCTTCGGACTCAGCCACTGCCTCGGACGCGGTGGCAACTGAGCGGCCTGCCGCAACCAAGAGCGCAACAGCCGCCGATTCCTCCACCGCCTCCGACGCAGCGGTAGCGGAACGCCCGGTAGCCACCAGGAGCGCAACCGCCTCTGATAGCGCAACGGCAAGTGACGCCATGGTGGCCACCAAGACCACGGGCGGAGCCGTCACGCATACCGAGAGCGTTGTGGTTCACACGGCCATCGACACGGGTTACCCGACGGTGGGAGTGAGCGTGGCGCTAGAGGTGGCGATAGTTGGTGCCACGGGTACGGAACTGCACGGGGAGGGCGTTGTCGCTGCGGTGACAGGGGTCACTGCCTACGGCCAGATCACACAGGAGGTTCTTGCTCACATAACAGGCGGCACGGACATAGTGGTGGTGACGGACTTAGTGATAGGTGCTGGGGGCGCCGGGGACGCAGGCGCTGACGGTGCTGGTCCGATGGTTATCGTGGAGGTTGTGGTGCCCATGTCTGGGGGGTCATCCGGGGATGGCTCTGGATCTACTTGGGACGCTGAGGCTACTATAGACGGGAAGGGTAGCGCCCCCGCCCAGTTGAACTGGTTGTTGTTGGATGAGTTGGCTCTTATTGACGGGGCTGGCAGCGTGGCACCGGAGTTACTATCGGACGGAGAACTCGTGAGCGTAGAAGAGGTATGGAACACGGCATTGACCGTGCTAGGCGTGACGGTGGTCCAGACCACGGGCGAAGGCAGCCCGCAGGCTAACCTGTTGAATGCTGTGTGGGACGGTGGTTTCCGCGTGATGTTCTTAGCGGATCACGCCTGGAACGGCGCCAAGAGGACCAAGAAACTGGTGGAGTTTGTCTCCTCCCCCACAGGCAACAGGTGGAGCCACGCCTACTCACTGCCGGACGACTATGTGCGGGCCTTCAGGATCAACGGCAAGGAACTCCAGCCCGACTCTCATAACTACGGCTCCAGCGGCCAATCGGGCGGCCACGACCTCTTTGAGATCGAGGTGGTGGAGAACGCCGATGGCCTCCTCAAGCGCTGTCTTCTTACTGACGAGGGGACTGTCATGTTGGAATATATGTTTGATGTGGGTAACGCCAACATTGACCTGTTATCACCGATGACGAAATGGGCAATGGGAGTGTCGCTGGCGGCCCATGCCGCCCCCAACTTCGGCAAGTCTCAACAGGATATTGCGCTCCTTCAGGAGAGAGCAAACAAGGCGCTCATGGACGCCAAGGGGGTGGACGGGCAAGAGGGCACCCCGCAGATGTTCCAGACCACTCCAATACTTGACAGCAGGTACTAATGGCATGGCAGGTCCAGGAGAGTTTTAGTTCTGGGGAAATGAGTCCTCGCGCCTTCCCAAGGGCGAGCCTCCCCCAGGTGCAAAGCGGCGCCAAGACGATGCTCAATGCGTTCATAACAGCCTATGGCGCGGCCCAGAAGCGCTACGGCAGCCGTTTCGTCAAGTTCTCCGACTACCAGCCAGACGCTTCGGAAGTTGGGAATGATTTGTTGGGTGGCGAGGCAATAGCCATTCCCTACGAGACCACAACGGGCGGCAGGTACATGGTGGTTCTTACCAAGGTGGCCGAGACTGACACCCTGGCCACTCTGAAGGTGTTGGAGGGCTACTCCTACATCGGGTTCGCTGACGACCAAGCGCACGGCCCCATCCCGGCGGTCTCTCCAGCAGACAACACGAAGTACAATACCTTCTACAAGTTGAAGGCTGACGGCCCCCCGCCGCAGGATTCCGAACTGCAAGACATTCAGTATTTCCAGATGGAGAATAAGTTGTTCCTGCTCCACCCGGCGCACCCCCCTCTGGTGCTGGAGCGGACGGTGATAGGAACGGCTGAGACCTGGAAGTATGAGGTAGCGCCATTCATGGACACCTCCCCACGGGTTCATGTAGAGGGCAACACCATTGGCCTGTTAGTGAACACTGGGGACAATGAGATCACCGCCACCTCTGACTTGTTTGTGCCAGAGGACTTGGGTTCTTATTGGCGGGTGGGCGGAACCAAGCCTGGGAGTTCTTATTCCGAGTGGGTGAAGGTGACCGAGTACCTGTCGCCTACCATGGTTGGCTATAGCCATGTAGACGGAAACGGGCCTGCTAATGAGCCCGGAAACAACTCACTGGACTGGTGCGGGCCATTTGTAACCTCCGAGTCCTTGGCCATCACTTGGCCCACCACTCCTCCTGTCACCAATACCACGCAGGTAGTAACTTGGCCCACCACTCCCACCACGGCCTTGATCGGCAGCCTCTTGGTTGGCCCGACCGGGGATCTGTTTGCAATGGTCATTGCCATTGGTTCTGGAGACAGTGTCACGGTCAAAGTGATAAGAGGCGGCGTCATCGGCGCCACGGTCATTCACAAAGTAATGGGGACGAGAAAGGGGGTGACGAGGGACTACTATATGCGGTCCACGCTTTCTTCGGATGCGCCGATTTGGTCTACAAAGCAGGCTTGGCTCCCCACTGGCCACGAGACTCATTTTGACGGAGCCGACGGCACGGTCACCCGAGGGGGCACCGTGTTCATAGCGGACGGGATTGTCGCAGTGACGGGTACGGAGTCTCAGGAGGGGTGGCGAGGATACGAAGTCGTCAATATCGACGGAAGTGGCTACATTGGCCCCACCTTCAATATCGGGTTCGGCATGAGCGAGGGAGTGGGGTTCCCCTCCGTGGGCACCACCCACCAGGGCCGGGCAGTGCTGGGGGGCTTTATTGGCCCCACCGCTGGCCTTGGACTCTATTCCGAGAACCTCGTGGTGAGCCGGGTGGGCGAGCCGCTGGATTTCTCCCAAGGAAACGGGGACGCCGTCGATGGGTTTGGCCTCATAGCCCGTGACGGAGGCCCGATTCAATGGGTTGACTCCAACAGGGATCTCCTCGTCGGCTGTGATCGAGCAGAGTACAGGGTGAATGGCGTACCAATCTCCCCAACCACGGCGGCTCTTATCAAGACATCCTCTTATGGAAGCAGCCGGGTCATGCCTGTTCGACTGGGAGCCGCCACCCTATATGTTGCCCGTGATGGCAGAAGCCTTTATATGGCCACCTACAGCGATATGCAGGACACCTACGATGTTGCTGATGTCACTGACTTGGCTGACCATCTGTTTATTAACGAGTCGATTGCGCAGTTGGTCGTCACCACCTCGCCGGACATTCTGGTCTGGGTAAGAACCAAGTCAGGAAAACTACGGGTGCTGAACTGGAAGCCTAGCACGAAAGTAATGGGGTGGAGCCGAGTGGAGACGGGTGCACCGGACGCGGTGGACTGGATCTCTTCCCGGCCCACCCAAACAGAAGGCACATCGCATGACAATGTCTGGGCTGTTATCCAGAGGAAGTTCGGCGGTGGGCCTGTTGGAGGGGTTCAAGACAAGACATACCGAAGCATCGAGTCCTTTGGCGAGATATACACGATGGATCAGGAGAACACCTACACCTCGACCACCTCGCCAACTCTAGAGTCCGTGCTCACTGATGTTGGTGGTGCTCCAGACCGCTTGACCATTGGCGCCTTGAGGGGGCAGACGGTCCAGGTGGTAGCGGATGGGGTGTATTACGGGGATGTCACCATGGGCTTCACTGACGACACTGGGGCAGATGTGAGCAACCTGGGAATGGTCGCCATGCCCACCTCGCTGACTGTGGGGAGGGCGGTCTCTTATAAGATTGAGCCGTGTATCCAGGAGACCGATGTGGGGAGGGGGACCACCCACGGGCACCGCCGCAACATCAGCCGAATACTGGTGTATGTGCAGAACGCTCGTGGGTTGATTGTTGAGGGCTATGCCATGGACACCGTTCCTGGGGTGCCTGCTAGTGCAGCGGTCCCCACATTTGGTGGGTGGGTGAGCGTGCCTGTTATCGGAGATTACGGCAATCAGCCCTCCATAACCGTGACCCAGACAGCGCCCTACCAGATCGAGGTGTGCGCTGTGAACATGGAGGTGAGTTATGGCGACTAAGACGGTGGCGGAACTGTGCCATCGAGAGTACGAGACTGGTGACCTATGGTTGCTCAAAGGAAGGCTCATTCCTAGCGCAGGCAGATCTTATGAATACGAGGAGTTTGCACAAGAGGGATATGCCCTGACTCTTATCAGGAATGGAGTGGTGGAAGCGTGTATGGGGGTTGTCGCAGTTGATGACGGTATTGAACTGTGGAGTGCTCCCAGTATAGGATTGGTTGAGGATCATCTTGTAGAGTATTGCAGGCTTGTTATGAGACTTGTCGATGTGGCGGCAGATGAGCATCGTGAGGATCTTATAGTTCATGTGCTGGAGGACGACATAAAGACCCAGCGGTGGCTTTCATGGTTGGGCTTTGAGGACCGGGGAATACGGAAAGAGGGCGGGATAGCAATGCTGAATATGGGCGGGGGTGACAATGGGTATTGAGACCGCCGTCATGGCAATCGGTGGAGCGGTGCAGGGCTACCAGAACAAGAAGCACGGAGATAATGCCGCTCGTGCTGCCCACCGGGCCGAACTTGCCCAGATCAAGGCTCAGAGGCAGGGCAGCGTGGCCCAGATTGCTCAAGGGCTAGGGGACGCGCTCATGGGCGATAAAAACCTCGCGTGGTCACTTGGCCGGATGGCGGGAGGCGCCACGGCACAGGGCAGCGGCAGGATGGGGGCACTGGATATTGCGAGAGTTATGCAGGGTTCATTCAACATGACGCAGCAGGCAGACAACACACTCCAGGGGCGGTACAACGCGAACTCTGCGAACTTCGCAAACTCCATGCTCTCTGCTGGCGGGCAGATAATAGGCGCCTGGGGGGACGGGCCGACAGGCACTTCCGGGCTTAACTACGGCCCCACCGCTTCCTACTTCGATTGGACATAAGAGATGGCAAAGATGCGCCGCCCAATAAGAGAAGGTTCAGCAGCCACGCCCCGCTATCGCACTCAGTTGTGGGCAGCGGAACAGGCGGACCCACGGGCTGTGTATGAGGCGGCACAACGGCCCGGCATTGGTGTTGGCCTGAACAACCTGTTTAAGGGGGTGCAGAAGGCTGGCAAAAACCTCCAGCGCCAGCAGGACGAGGCGGACGAGGATTGGTTCAAGGTCGAGCAGCAGCGTATGGGGATTGAGGCTTTGGAGTGGCGCGTCAAGGCCCATGACGGGTTTGGTGAGCACGGTGATCCCGTACAACTCCATGCCGACCTAGTGAGTGCGTCGATTGCCCCGATCAATGACCGCCTTGCACTCCCGGAACTGTCTAGTCAGATAAGAAGCGCCTTGGAGTTGACTAAGAAGGTGGTGGGTGCTTCAGCAGAGGCTGAGGCCGCTGCCCAGGTGCATCAACTACTCATGACTGAGTTGGACGAGGGCGCCGTCAAACTACGGGATAAGATTTCCCAGGCAGGAAGAACAGACTTCAGCGCGGCTGCGTTCGAGGCCCTGCTCAGTCCATACCGGGGTAAGGTAGCGCTGGCTCGTTCGTATATGGACGAGGAGAGCACGATCTCTTCGACGGAATACATGAAGAAGGTTGATGGTGCCATCACTGATTCGGTGCTGGCCTGGGTGGAGTCTGGGTCGAAGAACTTGCAAGGAGCGGTGTCTGCTATCAAGGCAACGGCAGAAGAGGGCGGACTTCGTAAGAGGCTGTTAGCCATGGGAGCCGATCCAGAGACGGTGGCGGCGACCATGGACCGTGCGAGCGATCTTCTTGTCACCCTCCTCAACTCAAAGGACGGCATAATCGAAAGGTCTCTTGAAGACGCCAGGGTGATGGCCGCCGAGATGGGCGGCGAAGAGTTTGCTAGACAACAAGCGCTTGCCCAGTCGGGCGGAGAGTCCCTCACTGCGCCGCTCGCGTTCGATGCGCCTGATCCTGGCCCCTATATTGATGCTCTTCAGGAATACCACGCCTTGCTAGAGAAGAACCCAAGGGTGCAGTCTTGGTATACGGACAATGAGCGGGAAGACCTTAAGGAGAAGACGCTCCTGGCGACTGAGGCGGTGGCCCGTAGCGTAGAAGCCAGGGGGGTTCAGATCGGGTTTCTTAACGGCGCTCCACTGACTCCAAAGCAAAAGCGAACCCTAACAGGTTCGTGGCGCATGGCGTCGATTACGGGCGGCCCAGAGGCCGTGGCGCTTGTGAATGACTTCGATGCCTTCTCGACAAGGTTGGGCATGGAGTTGCGGCAGAACAATGATACTTCCCTGGCGGTCGAGGGGGGCGGGCGAAGGCTGACTGATCGGGGTTACATCCAGCAAGGTAAATCCCTTGGCGATAAACTTATAGGTATGCAGGAACTTACTGGCTCCGATGGTCTTCCATTCATGCTGGCCGAGTACCTCGAAGCAAGGATTCTGGCGGCTGCGGATGACCCTTCCAGGCGGTTGATCTGGCTGAGTGTTATTAATAGCCTAGAGGAGAACAAAGCAAAGGATCTAAGGGCCAAGCCTGAGGCAACTATTCCGGGGCAGTTTAGGGTTTTTGACCGTAACCGTCAGTTAATAACCGGGCCCCTCTGGTCGAGCACTCCCATAGGAAACAGGATCAAGGCATACAACAATGCCGTGAAGGCTGGCGGGTACGAGAGTGACGCATGGGCCAAAAAGAGCGAAGTCTGGGAGAGTGTGAAATGATTGCCGACGAAGAGCAGGATGAGAAGGCTTACGCCGAGATATTCCAGGCGTACTCCGGTGATATGACTGCGGTTGATTTTCGCAAGGACTGGGAGGACGCCGGGGTTACAGGGGAGCGGGCGGAGGAACTGCTGACACTTCTGACTGGGCAAGAGTTGGACTTTTTTCAAGGCTATATGATGCAAGCAAACGGGGCACCCAACATGGAGAATGTGGTGGGATCGTGGAATCCGGCCAACCTATTCAGGGGGTCTTGGAGGGGCGAGCCTGATGTTCGTGCAGACTCCATGAGGGCAACGAGGTTTCTGCGGCTAGAAGATCGACAAGCGATCTATGGGAGGCTCCAGCAGGATGTTGTGCGTTACCTCCACAGCAAGCAGGCAACACCTAGCGCTGGCTGGTTTAAGAACAGGGCCACCGAGATCACCTCGGAAGTGATTCAGGAAGCAAGATGGGGCGTTATTGGCGGGACCGCAGTTCGTCTAGGCGGAGTTGAGTCCTTGGGGCAAACGACCCTCAGGCTCTCCTTTAACCAAACCGGAGGCCTTCTTGACGCCCCGGTCGATGGTGGCGTGGATATGGACGACCAGCAAGTTCGGTTCTCCTTGGGTGAGGTGGTTGAGATGGAGATAATGGAGGCGGTGCGTGCCAGGGTTCGCAGTGGCGCTGTCCCCGACAATGAGGAGTACGCATCCTTGATTGCTGCCTTGCCATCGCGACGAGAGTTCTGGAGCAAGTTTACGACCGACGAAGACGCTAATGAGTTGACGATCTCCCTGGCGCCCGCAGGAGGATCAGATCCCGAGGATCCGTTTTATGGGGTGTTTCGTGTGGTTAGGACTGGCGAGGAGGGCACATATAGATCCGATTGGCCGCATAATGATGACCCGATATTTATCAACCTCAAAGACTACAAGACCACAAACCATCACATGGTGCACATGATGCAAAAACAACTGGCTACGGTTGGGGAGTACGATGGTCTGTTGGGTCTAGGTGTCCACCCGGAGCCTGAGTATAACCGCCGGGCGGTTGTTCGCCTGCTAGGGAAACTGGCCTTCTCAGACCCCGCCCTGATGCCCGACACCCTTCCAGAGTATCAGTCCCAGATTACAAACTTTAAGCCCGGACCCCATCAGATTCGCTCGAACTCTGGCAAAAAGCCGTGGCAGCGCCTGGGCCCTGGGCATAAGCCCATCCCCGAAGAGCCATGGCCCATCTCTGAGGGGCTGGCAGCCCTGTATGCTACCGTCAACAAGGAGGTGGGTTTGCCTCCTGGAGTTCGTGGTGACGAGGCATTGCATTTGAGGGTGCAGCAGGCAGCGGAGAAGGCTCACCAAATCGCTACCGTGAAAGATCGGGAGTATCGACGGCGCTGGGCTTCGCACTCGTCCCTCCACGAGTTTACGACTGAGCATCCAGACTATGAGAAGTTGTATGAGAGGGCATGGACTCGGGTCTTCAGCAAAGTGTTTTTTGGCGAGGCGGACAGCGGGGCTGTAGGCACGAGAGTCATGGTGGAGGCGCTGGGGCTTTATGGTAGTCAGTAGCCAGCAGGATCAATCACGGCGGCCAGTTCGCAAACATAGAGGCTTCCACCCTATCCCGGCCTGGAACCCTAAGGCTACGATTGGCGAGACCTACGCGGCTGCATTTCGTGACATGAACATCCTCTACAATCTAGGCAGGATTGCGCAGGACCACAAAGTCTATGCGCCGGATCCCAACTGGACCCAAAAGAAGAACCAGTTGTGGATCCAAATGAAGCACTTGCAGGGCATGGTGGATAAGTACCCGAGAATGGCGAGTGCGAAATCTTATGCCGAGTTTTCGATGGTGGCGAAGCGGGCCTCTCAGGATCTTGCGGACAGGAAAATACTCCACAACCTGGGTTTCTTCGAGAGCCTCATGTACTACCTCCCAGTGGGAATGACCAGCCCCGAGAACTGGGTGCCACTCTCTCGCGGCTTCCGGTTGGCCATGACTGGTTCGAGGGCGCGTGCTTTCAAGGTGGCTGCCGGAACTGAACTCCGTGCGGTAACGGAGGTTGAGAAGGCGGCTCTTATCGCCGCTCATAGAACTCACCCGGCAATCGTCTCGGCGGCGCACATTGGCGACGATATGACACACGGCCTCGCTCAAAACCTGCTTCAGAGAGTTGCTCTATCAAAGACCACGGTCAAGCAGGCGGCTTTGGCCACTGGCCTGGAGGGGGCGATAGCGGGGGCTGTTTCCGAGATGGTGCTTCAGAAGGCTCAACCGCTCCGCACCATGGAGGAAACCTGGATGAGCATCGTCGGAGGCGGCGTGTTCGGAGCCGTTCTCGGAGGAGGCTTCTATGCCATAGGCAAGACTTATCGTGGGGCTTTGACCAGTTTGCTCGGACAAGAAGTTGCAGGTGGTGTGGCGGCGGCAGTGAGACACGAAGCATCTAACACGCTCAATGAGGTGGTTGAGGCGGGTGCAACAGGCTGGATAAGAAAGAGTGACAGAAAGGCGATGGACGAGGGCTTCACTCCCCCGGACGGGCACAGGGACGAGTACGACTTTGTGGAGGTGGCGCCCGGCGCAGATACAAGGGCGGCTGCTGACGAAGCAGTGGCGAGGGTTGTGGATGAGGAAAATGCAGCGAGGGCGGCGGAGGAGGAGGACGCAGCGAGGGCGGCGGATGACGATGACGCCCCAACTGAGTTAGCGCAGGCAGAAGAAGTTGCCCCGAGGGAGAGTGCGACCGAAGTTGCCACTAGCGATGCTGCCATTGCGAGTCCTGCTGAAGTCTTGATCTCGAAAAGGATGCATGAGGCCCTGCTCCGGCTCGATGCGGACACCAATACCGTAAGCAGTAAGGTGGCCAGACTGGTCGGCCTAGCCGAAGGCAACACCTTCTGGGGCCGCCTCGTGGGTCGCTGGCTGCTCTGGAGTCCCAACACGAGAATGGGCCAAGAGATCACCGACTACGGGCGGCAAATGTATCAGTTGTTTTCTGGTGGAGCACTCACTCAAGAGGCAGGGTCCAGAGGTCACGGTGTTAATCGTCCTGGAATGGACGCAGCGTCGCAGTACATGGAAGTGATGAACCTGAGGCTAGTGGGAGAACTTGCCCAACTCGCCAGGGAGGTCACGGCGTCGTCTGGCGTATCAGAGATAGACCTGCGCTCCCTCGCCCACTCTTATGCTGTGCGCTCTTATGAGGACGACGGTGTGACCCCTCGTGCCCTAGATTTGGCGGACGAGTTCCATGAGAGTTCAGGGCTAGAGGGGGCCGAACGGTCGGTATACGACATAATCAATAAGATTGAAGATCCGACTGCTAGACAGGCGGCAGTTGACGGTGTCGAGCGTGCGGTCAAAGAGATATATGATCCGTTCATCGAGAACACCGGGAAACTCCTCAGGTCCATGGGCCTTCTGAAACTGGATTCCAGCCAGACCCGACGCATGGCAGCCATGTATGTGGCAAGGATGTATGACGCCACGAAGATCAGGAAGCACTACGATGCGTTCTTTGCGTCTGTTCGTGCCGGGATCGAGGAATGGAAAGCCTCCGACGAGCCATCGCTAGTAGCGTCGATTGAGGTCCAAAGGCAACTGGTTGCTGACCCCGGCTCGACAGCCTCTGACGCTGCGCACTTGGTCGTCCTGGAACAAAGGCTGGCTGATCTTATAGGCATAGACGACGCTCGTATCCACGCCGTGATCCGCAACATAATCAATGACCCGATCAACTCTGACATGGCCTCTAGCCGAATGGGCCCGCAGAACTCTTTACACGAGAGGGTCTTGTTGCTCCGTGATGAGTTTGTGGAGCCGTTCCTTGTTAAGGACATTGGGCTGGTCATGCAGACGATCACTAAGAGGCACATCCCGAAGGTGGCGATCTACCGATACCTCGCCTCCCCGGTGCAACTGGAACTCATGCAGCGCACGCTGGATCAGTATGAGGCTTTTGACGACATAATGAAGGCGCTGCGTGACCCTGCGACTGGGAAGATTCCAGACAACTTGCCCAGGGCCGAGGTGGAGAAAGTCACGAAAGCAATGAATGACCTCTTCCAGTCAACTAACTTGTTGAGGCTTCATAATGGCTTGCGCCTCTTGTCCGTGTTCAAGCCAGAAGTAGCAGGCCAAGCGGTCGAGGCCAATGGTCAAGCCGTTGATATGGTCGGTATCACTAACAGAATCAAAGACCTGCTGCAAGAACACAGAGACGCTAGTGACACGGCTCATAACCAGCAAGTTGTTGCCGACGGGTTTGAGGAGAAACTGCTGTCACTGGAGCAAGATATTCAAGACTCGATGAGGGACGCCATTGGGGGCACGACTCCGGCGGAATCCGTGCTGGATGCCGCCACACTAAGACAGCATCGTGGTTCTCTTATTGTGCAAATGCTTGACGACATGGTTGCCCGAGTGGACTCCGATGAGATTCGTGATGCTGGCGCTGAGGTGCAGGCAGCCGTGAGCACACTGACTGCCTTCGGAGATGAAGGCGAGAGAGCCCTCAGGGGCGAGGCATTTCTTATCGGCTTGAAGGCGGACATAAGGGAAACGGTTGAGCGGGAGTTTGCCGCAGTCGTTGAGTCGTCCCGGACGCCGAATAACAACAACCAGGGCGGTGATGTTAGTACAAAGGTTGCCAATATGGGCCCAGCCGCCTGGGTGCTACACCTCGCTAAGAACATCCATGATCCAGAGAAGTTGATATCAGAGGGCTGGGCGAGCCGAGAGATGATCGACTTGGTGGAGTCGAAGTTTCTCAAGGGTGGGACAGCCGAAGCGGGGGGGGCGAGCGTCACCAAGGGCGTCTTCAAGTTAGACCCGCAGGGCGTCAAGGATGTTATTCAAGGGTTCTCGGGCGCCGACTTTTCCACCGCTGTCCATGAGATTGGGCACGCCCTTCGGTTAAGGACTCTTACCAGGGCGAAGATTACTGATGGTCATGCGGGAGATGTTACCCACCAGGATATGGACGACCTTGAGTTGTGGGCGAATGACGGCAAGGCTCTTGATCCGTTGGCTGAGGGCAAGGATCGAGTGTGGACAGTAGACATGGAGGAGAAGTTTGCCCGTGCGTTCGAGCAGTATGTCGCCGAGGGCAAGTTCCAACCGGGCGTCAGTGCTGGTGTGAAACGAGTCATGCAAGAGTTGATGAAGGCGATGAAGAGGGTGTATCAGGCATTCGCTGGCCGTTTCTCTACGCCGCTCGACCCGAAGGTGAAGACCGTGTTCGACAAACTCCTCTTATCAGACGAGGACATAGTGACTGCGGCGGGCAGGGAGACCAACGACTCACCACACAGGCGGCTCACCGAATCTCAAAAGACTGATATTAAGAGAGTCTTCCACTTGTCGGACTCTGAAGCCGATGGCATCTACGAACTGTATGACGCCCTCAACCTTGACAAGGGCATGATAGTTTTCAAGGACAGTAGCGAGGTAGCCCCAGGCGGCCTGGAGCAGCGAACCGAAGGCAAGGGAGAGTTCCTTGCTGATAACAAGGTAGATCTTGCAGGGTGGGTGGACGAGTTCACAAACCACCCTGATTGGAAGGAACGATATGGCGAAGAAGTCATTGAGGGACGCATACGCACGAGCGGCTTCCGCGTTGAGTCTACAGCCGGAGTTCTCTTCAGGGACGGGCTTATCGAAACCGCCACAACCCACAGATTCGGGAAGGCCGTCGAGGTCAAAGACCAAGCCTTCTACCTCAACCCAGAGACCAGAATCTACCTCGCCAGAGACGCCACCGCAGGGCTCGTAGTCACTCCAGATAGAGACCTGATAAGCGTCCATAAGATGCCGGGCAGTGCCGCAGACATAAACGGGCTTCTCTCGCAGGCAAGCAAGTTCGCTGAAACACTCGACGGCTTCGATATCAATGGCCACCTGCCCACCCTCTATGGCAGGCATGGCTGGCGTCCGGTAGCCAGGGCGGAGTTCAATCCAGACTTCCGTCCTGAGGGCTGGGATATGAGGCCAATAGATGAGGGCGGCCTGGGGACTCCTGACATTGTTCTTATGGTGTATGACCCAACTGATGCGCTCAGGCTTCCGCACGCTGATTCGTTTAACGAGGTGAGGGATCAGGTTCCATACCTCTTGATGGATAAGTATGACGACGCAGTTGCCCTACAGACCCAGGCCAAGGAACTTATCCGAGAGTCTGTAGGTGGGCGCACAGGTGACGAACTCGACATACAGGCCAAGCAATATTTTCAGCGGGAGAGATTCGTCCCCCCAGAAAAGACGGATGCGGCGTATATGGCAGACGAACTTTCGGACGGTAAGACTCGCTTCCTCGAAGCGGGATACGACGAAACTCGATTCAACTACCTCAACGATGACGGGGTAGAGGTCACCCTCAAAAACGACGGCGAACTGATCTATATCAACGGAGAGCAGTTTGCGGGAGACATCGAGATAGACTTGATCCTCTCCACGGGAACAAGGGGGCAAGGCGCTGCCAGCAAAGAACTAGACAGAATCCTTGCCGCAGCAGACGCCAGGGATATGTCGGTGTCGCTAGTCGTGTCGGCTCAAAATGTTCGTCGTCAGGGTCAGTCGGTTGGCCTCACCAATGATCAACTCAAGGCGTGGTATCAGCGCAAAGGGTTCGTCTTCCCGCATGATGATCCAGAGGGCACTGGCGGTGGCTATCGACCAAAGAAGGCCGAGGCCGATAGTGTTATTGAAAAGGTTCGCCAAGCCACAGAGGCCGAACTCCCAGCAGCGATGAAAGAAGTAGCCGACGACCCATTCAATCGCACGCACTCCGAGCCAGATGAGATGCTCGGGCGGTTTGAGCGAGGGGAACTTGAGCCAGGATTCCATGTGGTGGATGCGTATTCAGGGCCTGGCCTCTATTTCTTCGATGGCTACTCCCCTAACGCCAAAGAAAAACTGCCTTACCTCGGCCCCTTCCGATCCCCCAATAACGGTCCGGGAAGATCACTGTCCACTGCTGAGTGGAATGCTCTTGTCAAAGATACCGTTCAGAGTGGCAGACCTCTGCGCGTCGATAACACTGTCGTGGATTTCGACTATGATACGGGTAACTACACTGCCTCGCTGACCGACCCGCCAACCGAACTCCGGCAGACCTCCGAGCCTTTTATTGCCTTCCGTGCCAGCCAAGGCTCGCCGAAGAAGGCCAGACAATATTTCCAGACCGAGAGCGAGGTGCCTCGTATAGAGGGAGAAGACCATGGGTCGCTGGCTGCCCGTGCAGTACACAGCCCTGATATTCTTCTCAGAGTCTTCGGGACTCCCGACAACATAGAGGGTACTGGAACTCACCCTCGGTCAAGTCTGCCGAACACTCCGGTTCGAGATCTGTTTTGGAGGACCGGGCGAGTTGAAGACGATCTAGAAGGGACCAGGGGGGAGGTTGTCCACCCGAACTTCCCCGGCACGACCGAGGAGTTTGGGCTGTCCACCACAGCCGGAGCCCTGCGAGAGACCGGATACAAAGGCGCTGACAAGGAGAAGATTGACCGCTGGCACGAGACTACCTATGCAACTAAGCCAGACGAAGAAAGAAAGAAGTCGTTCTCGGTAGAAGACTCGATGAAGTTGCAAGATGAGATTCTCGTCCCCCATGAGAAGGTGCTGCGCTACATTGATGGAGTGGACGAGGAGCAAGTGCAAGTATCTGCGATGGGGTACGCCCCGTTGGTGGCAAGGAAGATCCATAACGAACAGGCAATAAGTTATGGCGAGATCACCCGCCTCATTCATAAGAGGCTCGACTTCCTTAGTGCCCAAGGGCTGGATAGCCAGGGCGGAGAGATCAAGTCCTACTTGGAGTGGGCGATACGGCAGTATCCTTTTGGCAAGCCGTTCCTTGTCGGTGATGATATCAATCTTGGGGCTCGTGGGAACGGCGGGGAGGCCGTGCAGCCTGATAGGTCCATGAATGCGTACGAGATCGCTCGAAACGCTGGCATTGCGATCACTGACGAAAACCTTCTGCGAGCAGACTTAGACCATGAAGTGTTCCGTAAGGATTATATTGAGCAAGCAATGTCTGATTTTGATTATGTTATCAAGCAGGTTGGGGAGGGAATGCCATCGGTACCCAGCGTCGCCACGGTCAAGGTACTCAATGATCTCAAAGTAGAGGTACGGGCGGTGCTGGAGAACACGCCGAAAGTGCAAGGTGGGCTGCTCAGTTCGCTTGCGTCTGATATGTCCAACTCGTTGATTTACAACAGGACGAGAGAGTCCCGAGTGTACAAGGCGAGCAGAGACCTAGCAGCAAAGAAGAAAAGTGGCGCCCCTCTCACCGACGCCGAGTCTACAAGGGATGTGTGGAGCCTTAGCGTATATAGGGAGTCAGGCGCCAAAGTGAAGCCGAGGACCGACGACCCACCGCAAGGCCCCCTGGAAAACCTCCCTTGGTACAACCTGATTGGGCTAATCAATAAGCAGTCATGGAAGGGTCACGAAGAAGGCGGGCTGGTCGCCAGGGCCATCATGGATCTCATCGGGGAGGGCTATCGTAACCCGGAAAGCCTCGACATTCGCCTTGGGCAGTTCGAGGACAATGTCCGCTTGAGTAAGATATGGGCCAAGGAGAATGCCCTGAAAGGTATTGAACTCAGAATACTCCAGAATGAGAAACTCCCTACTGAAGTCAGGCTCAAGAGAGAGGCTGCTCTCGACAAGGCTTGGAAAGAATGGGACGCCAAGTTCCATAAGGAGCAGTGGGAGCCCGCATTCGGCAAGGGTAGCAGGATGGACCCCCACGGGTTCGGGCCTGTAAAAACTGGCCCTGATCACCACGGCTCGACCCTCAGAGAGTGGGAGCACGATGGTGGCCTGATCGACCTGGAGAACATTAGAGACATCGTGCCCGGCCTGCTTGAGGAGTATGGTCAATATCAAGCGCAACTGAAATCAGCGCTTCGAGTCCTTTATCCGTCAGGTCTGGTTCCGGTTGCTCGGTGGCGAGACTTCCTGAGCAACGCACGAAGCGCAGAGCATGACTTCAGATACCCCACTGCTGGGACTCGCTCACCAGACACTGCGATATCCTTGAAGGGAAAACGGGCCGCCATGCTCAGTATGGGTGACAGGTCCATGTTGTCCGCTACGCTTCAGCATCCTCAGGCGTTCCATAAGACGACCATTGGTGCTCCGAGCCCTTACGGAGTTCGTGGAGCCCCCGAGGGGTCGGCCACACACGATGTAGCGTACCATGAGACTCAGAACATAGTCCTCACCAATGAGGGCGATAAGATCGCGAAGGTGACCAAGGGCAGGAAGGTCTTGAAGGAGGCCAGAAAGGATCGGCCAGCCGATGGCTTCGAGCAGCCCTCGGATGCCGAGATGGCCAAAGCAGAGGGCACACAGCCGGGCGTCGCTGTCCATGAGATCGTTCATATTGATGACATCTTGTTCATGGGTGCCGCCCGAGAGGGCGAGGTCCATGTCAAGAGGAACGCCCTCCTCTATAACAAGCATCGCACAGTCGCAGATCTATACCAGACCAGCGAGGTCATCCAGAAGATCATGGATGAGGTTGAATCTCTTATTGACGGCAAGAAGGTCACCCCGAACGCTGCGGTGGCAAAGACGCTGGCAAGGCTTGGCTGGACTGTGCCGATGGGACAGGCCACTCAGGCAGGGAAGAAGCAGGTCTCGCCCAAGCAACTGAAATCAATGATGCTCGCCCTGCAAGCGAACAGTAAGAGGATGCTCTTCCACGACAAGGCGGACGAGGCTGCCCGGTTCTGGTACGAAGATTCCTCTGCCGGAATCCTTGAGGCGTTCCAAGGAGACCTACTTCAGGCGTCGATGTTCATTGATATCCTGGCGATCACCTCGGCTAACACCAACCCAAAGCAGAACCTCGGTAACGCATTAGACACCGTGGCCAAGATAATGAACCTGCCAAACCTCAAGTCGGGCGTGACAAACTTGTTCCCGTCCCATGCGTTCCCTCTCACCTTGAAGCCTAAGTTGGAGAAGATTGTTCTTGGATATGACGCCGCTGGACGAGCGGTCCGGCTCGGCGACAAGGACTGGTCTATCAGGCTCAGTTCAGGGAAGCGAAACGCATTCAAGACCGCTTCCTTTGCTCGCACGATTCACCGTGCGCTCCAGTACGATGTCTTCAGAGAGGAAATGCAAGGTCACTGGCAGTCAGAACTCCATGATGTGGTAGCGGATGTTTGGATGTTCCGCCACTTCCAGTTTGGCAAGACCGGAGCGCAGGATACTCCAGCAAAGTTCAATGATCGTCTACGGCGGTTCCAGACTCACATGGAGAATCTAAGCGCCAAGGGTGACTCGAAGGAGTTGCGTAAAGCCAGGAATGCGGAGCGTAAGTCCAAGAAGCACCTGAACTATTCGGATTCCACTCGCTCCCTTGATAGTGGCAAAGACTACAAGTTCATGACTGACATGGTTGAGATGCTGACCGACGAACTCAATGAAGACGCTTATCGTGGAGTGACGGACTGGAAGCCCTGGCAAGTACAAGCGATGTTGTGGACAACGCATCGCTTCATCGAGGCGGGCGAGTCTGACCCCATGGTTTACCACAACCTTCTTGAAGAGGGGTATCCGTGGAGGGCGAACCATCCGTTCACGCCGGGCCCCTCCTCCACGCACTTGAATGGCCTGGAGGCCCTGCCGGACAATATACAGGTGCAGATCGCTGCGCTGCGTAACCGTGCCACCTCTGACTTCCAGACTGACTCTTATGTGATTGCAACAAACAAAGGCGACACTGGCCACGCAACTCTCGACCACGCTCTCAAGGAAGTTGGAGGCGAGGCCCACGCCCGGTCAACTGAGGCTGTGCGTCGTGTTGTGTCCGAAGAGGCGAAAGTGATAAGAGTGGACGGTGCGGTCACTCCCAAGGGGAACCGTGGTCACGCTACCCAGGTCGTCGAGTTGCGGACAGGTAGCGACGACAGGCTACGGGCGGCTGGTGCGAGAATGGGACTGGCTGGTGGCCACGATAATGTCCTCACCTTCCGTGTGCGTCAGTCTGGTAAACAAGCGCTTCAGATCGTCGAGTTCGATGAGTCGCTCAGTGCTACTCAGATCAAGAACTTGCTGAAGCGACATAAGATGGGCAAGCACTCGATCACAAAGGGCGAAGGCGACGGGTATCGTGTCTTCATTTACGATGACACTTACGGCAAGGGGGCGCAGTTGCGCTCGCCTGTGCTCATGAAAGTTAGGGAGTGGGTCAGCAATGGGAAAATCAAAAAGCACGAAGAGGTCAGGGGGACAGCGGAAAGGGTCGGGGCGGACGACGGCTCCAGCAAAGAAGTCATCGCCGCCTCTTATCGAGACACCCTCAGAGGAGTTGACGAGCGAGGGAGCGAAGCCCACAAAGCCCTCGGAACGGGCGTTCCTTATAGTTATTCCCTCGTAAGGGCTACGGGTAGCAGCGCACGGAGTGGGCATAACGCTCCAGGGGCAGACGCTGTTCTCCTCGAACTTGGGCTGCCGGGGCTCTCGTCGGTCACGCCTGGGGTGACTGGCACCACCCGTCTCTTCTTACCGAATCAGGTCATTCCGGCAGCGGTCAGAAGGGAGGCGGAGGAGTGGATCGCCAAGACCAACCGGGAGCAGGGCGGAAAGCATATCTCGAAGGCGATAATCAAAGCGCTCGCAGGAGTGCTCAACGACGGCGTGCACACAGTCAATGCTGGCAACCAATGGGCAGCAGCCACCGCTGCGCTCTACAGGCTCGACTCGATTACCTGGAGCCGGATCGTCCCGCCGGATCTGACGAACTCAAAACTGCACAATGGCTATACACTCATGTTGCCCGAAGGTGCGGTGTGGGACAGGGACTCGCTCGCTGATCTCCGTGCTCATTTCGAGACGCTCGGCCCGCTCGCTAAGAGGCTTCGGTTTGAGCAGCAGAGCCCGGAGGGTCTTGGGATCTATATCACCACGGAGAGAGGGGGGCTGAACTGGTTCCCTGACTCGAAGACAGGGAGCGGTCAGCAGCGCACGGAGATTGACGCTAACCTCTTTCCAAGACTCCACGAGGCGACGCTCACCGTTAAGAGGTCGCTGGCCGAGTGGAACAAGGGGCGCCCAGAAGCAGGGATGGTCGAGTACGAAGGCTTCACTTATGTTGGTAACAGATTAGAAAACGATTGGAGTGTGAATCCAAATGGAGAAGGATATCTCGACGCCCCGTGGAAGGGCCCTGGTGGAAAGGCTGTCAAAGCAAGGGTTCAGGCAGTTGTCAGGAAACTCTTACCCAGAATGGATGCCGCCGACGAAGTTGCCGCAGCCCGGTACGGACTCCAAGTTAACCCAGAACTTCTCAAGTCCTACCGAACCCCAGACCACTCCTCCTCCATCGAAGCCGGGCGGGGAACAAACACCTTCTCAAGGGGCGCCTCCGACCCCTCCGTCCGAGGGCGGGAGCCAGAATACTTCCAGCACAACGAAAGGCGACAGATAAACTCAGACCTCGAAGCGCTTGGCCTCGGCGGCCTGTTCGACAGCGAGACCATTGCTGGTAACCGACCGGAGATCGAGGCTGCACTTGGGAAGATAAGAGAGGGGCGAGCCCGGATCGAAGCGGCAACGCGGGCTGCCGGGGGCGAGACTGACCCCACTCAAATGCTGGAGAGCCTTATCAGTGAGGCTATTGGCCGGGCTGAACAGACTGGTGACCTGCCAGAGATACCGGGCTTCCCCAAACTGACTCAAGGCGTGCAGGATCTCATGGCAGCGAGAGGCCAGGAGGGCGCCGTCAGGGCCGCTAGGGGGGCTCTGGATGAGGCCGACCCTGGTGGTGCCCCCGCCAGAACGGAGGTCGCAGGGGCCCAGGGTGGCCTTCGTGCCGCTCGTCACGGGGTCGCCCGAGCAGAAAGCGAGTTCGATTCAGCAACCCAGGAACTTCGTGCTATTTCCGCTGACCTGGGGGTGCCGACTGACGCCTCCTCCAGGGGGCGGCCAGCCGATGGCTACGAGCCGCACTCTTATGCTTATCCAAAACGGAGAGGGTCGTCGGGTGAGGAGATGGAGGCCATGGCAGGGAGGGCCAGAGCGGCCACCGAACAAGTCCGCTCGGAAACCAGCGGCGACGCTCTCTCTCTTGAGCCGCACCTTGCTGTTATCAGACGAGCGTATGAGAAGAAGGTGGCAGCGGCCAGAACAGCCGGGGACGATGCCGAGGTTAAGAGGCTGGAGAAGCGCTTCCGCCAGACCGCAATGGACTTGCAGGCCATGAAGGATCGAATCCTCAACACTCACGGCATCAATACGGACGCTGTGGGCTACGGAATGAGACTCGCTAAGGCGGCGAAGGACTTCAACTATGTTCGATTCATGGGGGGCGTGGCCCTGAGTTCGATTCCCGACCTCGCAATGGGGATCTCCGTGGCTGGTCTCCGCCCCTACCTCACGGCCTGGGCCAAAATGCTAAAGGCCGAGATCCTCAACGACGATGTTGCGAGAGCCGACATCGCTAAACTGATCTACGCTGCGGAGACCGTGCTAGGTGAGGAGCGGGTAAGAAAACTCTACTTCCTTGACGACAATCCAATGCAGATCGAGCAGACGAAAGCCGAGAAGGGCTTGGAGTGGAGCGCCCGCAAGTTCGGTAAGTGGTCAGGAATCCAGTATTGGAATGCAGTGAACAAGGCGGTGGCTGCCACGGCAATCCAGAGCAGGGTGATCGAGATAAGCCGGAAGGTGCGTGCAGGAACCGCAAGCGCTTTTGAACTGGAGATGCTCGGCCAGTTCGGGATCGACACGGAAATGGCCACACTCGTCGCCCGAGTGCACGAAGTAGTCGGAGAGACTGGAGCGGACCTGTTTGGTGGAGACTTCTACCACAGCCGAGTGGATCTCTGGGACGGGCCGATTGACGGGCTAAGAGCAGACGAAGTTGCGTTCCTGAAGGAGCAATACTACATGGCGATCATGCAGGCGGTGAACCGGACAATCGTCACCCCGAATGCTGGTGACCTGCCTCTTATCGCAACCTCTTCCGCTATAGGGAAACTCCTCTTCCAGTTCAAGTCCTTCAGTTTCGCAGCCACTAACAGCGTGCTCGTCTCTGGGCTACAACGAGGACTGGAGTATGGAGATATCTCCCAGGTGATCCTCTTGGCCGGGCTGTCGTCTCTTGGAGGGTTCGTCTATGCAGGCAAGGAGTGGCTCGGTGGCCGTGACCCATTCCGCTACGAAAATGACATCTCCAAGTTCATTGTCGAGGGCATGGACAGAGGCGGTGGCCTTGGAATCCTGAGTGAGACGAATGCCATCTTCGAGAAGACCTTCGGCTTTGGCCTGTCCCAGTTCGCCGACAGTGGACCCTTGTCACGGTACGCTTCTCGTAACAAAATAGACGCCTTGATGGGCCCCACCTTTGGAACGGCGAAGGATATGCTGACTATCGCTGGATCATTCCCTAAGATGTTCACTGCCGACGATGTCAGCGGATACGAGATAGATGCGGCCCGGAGAATGTTCGCATTCCAGAACTTGATCCAGACACGGCTCGCTCTGGATGTTGGGCCGTCTCTTATCCAGGGCGGGGACGACTTCTTTGCTAACTTCAAGCCTCTACACCGTCGTATGGCGGGCGTTGCTGGGATTGGTGAGGAATAAGAGATGGACGATATCGCTTATCAGGTAGGTGTTGGTGGGTTGGTTGCCGTGCTTCTGGTAAGGGAGATCCTCGGATTCCTGAAGCACCGGAACGGCAATGGCCACTCTTCGTCGAGCCATGGTGCGTCTGCCGTCCAACAGGCACTACAACTCGAACGCTGGAAAGCAGTTGAAGAGGCTATTAGGGCCAGTACGCACACTATTCGTAATAACTCGCAGGTGTTAGAATCGCTCACACACCATATAGTGGAGAGCAGACAGGAACTCAAAGAGGCCATGGTGGAGTGCCGTGCCTCGAAGCGCACAGGATAAGAGGGGGAGTGAAAGGATTGCGTAATGGCGCAGAAAAGAAAACCAAGCGGCGGAGGTCTGTTTAAGGCGAAACTCGGCAAGAGGAAGCCCGGCGCCACGGCTGGGACGGCGGCGGGCAGGGCGCTGAAGCCGAAGCCGAAGCCGAAGCCGAAGCCGAAGCCAGCAGGAAGTGCTACTCGGAAGCCAGCAGCCGCTGCTAGTAGTCGTCGGGGTGCTGGGAAAATGGGGGGCATGGGCCTTGGTGCTGGGAAAGGCATGGCTCCTGGACTGGTTGCCAAGTTAATGGCCAAGAAGCGTGCCAGGAAAAAATAATAAGAGGCGGAATGGATAAGAGGCAGGAAAATATCATGACGCATACGCCGCGGGGAATCATTCCTGACAGAAAATCTTCAATCTTTTTTTTGACGGGATTAGCCTGCCTATTAGTGGTGGCGGTTCCCGGTTGCTCTGGCCTCAGCGGATTCCTCGGGGATGTGGGGATCGTTGCAGGTGGCGGGGAACTGGGGAGCGCCGGGGCCGACACCACTACTGAGCAGATCGTTGAGGGAGTGCGGACTGGGGTGGCTCTTCTGCCGTTCCCAGCAGCCGAGGTGCTAACTGCTGTGCTGTCCGCATTGGCAGTGTTCTCTTACATGAAACGAAGGGGGGATTCCAATGCCCAAGTTACTGACTGATGTTCTCGTGAGTCGCAAAGCCCAAGCGACCCTGCTCCTGATCCTGACAGTGGTGTGGGGACCAAATATCGGCCTCGGCCAAGACGCTATTGAAGGTATCCAGACGGCCCTGGTCGCCTTCGTGCTTGCTCGTGCAGTGCATGACCACGCCCTTGCCAAGTAAGCGGCGCAGGCCAAGACGAGGCGTCCAGGTGATTAGCCTGGAGGGCTGCTCGCCGAAGCAGAGCACGCTGGAGCGGAAGGTGACTCTTCAGATTGCAGCCTCTGGGCTTCCTCGCCCTGAAGTGGAGCACCGATTCCACGCCACCCGCAAGTGGAGGTTCGACTTCTGCTGGCCCGATCAGATGGTTGCGCTTGAGGTAGAGGGAGGCGTGTTTGGCCCAAGGACTGGACGACACACCTCCCCGGTCGGATTTCATAAAGACTGCGATAAGTATAACGCTGCAACGGTGGACGGCTGGCGAGTCTTACGAGTCACTTCTAAACATATCCAGAGCGGGGAGGTGGTTCCTCTCCTTGAGTCTGCTCTTGTCCGTTCGTGACACCCATAGGAGGAGATCCCACGACCACCGTCCCCGCTTTGCGAGTTCTTCATCAATAAGATCCGCCCAAGGCGCTGTTATCTCCTTGGTGAGCGTCAGCGTCTGTGCCAACTCTCTCGCTTTGTTATAAAGACGCACCGCTGCACGGGCAGAGGGTTTGCCCATCACCTCTTCCATCGTGCATGGGGCGACAAGCCCAGAAAGGCCGGACAGCACTTCGTCTAGCGGGACCACCGTGCTGTAAGTTTCTCGCATGGTCAGATCTTTGTGGTATCCGGTGAGTCTCTTGGGGTCGCCCCCCTCCCACCAGATCATGGGCCAGGGCTGCGCTCGATTAGTCACCAGCAGGACCGCCCCCGGATAAGCGTAGGCTTCAACTTCTCGCCCGCTGTCAGGATCGACGACCACCCCAACGCTCCTAGCGCCGGATAAGAAGTCTCTTGGCGAGGGAGTCATTGGCCCGTCCCCCTGTACTCAATCGGGCCACCTGGATCACCACAGAGGGAGTTCTCGTGTTCCATACCTTTCGCCATTAGTATCTTCGCTGCGTGCATCTGATCCTCCTTCGTCGTTCCAATCTCGATGGTGTAAATCACACGCTCCCACTCATTCTCCTCAATCGTTTCGCCTGTCTCGTTGTCGATCCAGTCCTCCTTGTTGCGGAAACATGGCTGGGAGAGATACTTCACCGCCTCACGCTTTGTCCTGAAAACCTCTGGCTCTGGCCCTTCGGTGATCGACTGCGCCATCGCTATGTAGAACCTACTCATTGGCCCGTCCCCCTTCCTTTTTGTTCTGCTTCGTATTGGTCATTGGTTTGGAACCAGATGTCGTCATCTTCAGACTCGCCAACCTGTTCATGGTGAGCCCGCAGTTCTTTTCTGGTTGCCAAGGTTCCTGGAGGGGAATTACGATCCAGATATATAGCGAGTCTGCGCCTGTACGCATTATCGACTTCGATTGATGGCATTGATATTATCACTCCACCCCCTCAAGCGCACGGTCGAGGGCGGACGGACCCTTCGGAGTAGTTTCCTCACCGGACTTCGGTTTGTAGTGTCCCTCTTTGGCCTTGGTGAAGTGGTCAGGTGAACCACGCAAGGGGACTCGGACAAAGGTTTCGAGACTCTTACCACCGGGTGACCAGCCCTCGGTCACGGAGAGATCGAAGGGGAGCATCGCCTTCTCGACCAGATCCCAGAACTCCTCCGCCGTGGTCACGCCCTCTTCACGCATTCTGGCTATCACCAGTTTCCTTCTTGGGTTGTTCATGACCGTCCACTTT